GAAAAGTTTTGGAAGTTCTATAAGCAGTACCTTTGGTGTGATCGTAAACGGCGCAAAAGGATTCGGTTCGCTTCTTGGCGGTGCGTTTGGTTCTGTTTTGTCGAAAGTGTCTGGATTTGGAAGCCGGCTTATGAGCTATCTCGGAATCATTGGAAATGCGTTTGTACCAATTCTTTCAAAAGTAGCCGGTTTCATTCCATCATTTATTAGTCTTCTTAATTTCGGTGCAGTTGCAGCCGTTGTAGTAGCCGGTCTTGGACTGGTCTACAGTCAGTTTGGTACACAGATTGACCAGATTCTGCTTCTGGCGCAGACCAAAGGACCGGAGATCATATCTAACTTTGGAGCAGGAATCACAGCAGCACTTCCGGGACTGATTTCATCAGGTGCAACCCTGATCCTGGGATTGATGAATGCAATTACGGCAAATCTACCATCGCTCATTTCTGTAGGCGCAAGCATCATAGCAACCCTGGTAAGCAGCCTGGGCGCACAACTTCCGCAGTTAATTCCGGTAGCGGTACAGATGATCCTGACTCTGGTTGAGTCGCTGATCAGTAATCTTCCGCAGTTAATAACTTCCGGATTACAGTTAATGGAAGGCTTGGCACAGGGAATTGCAAACGCGATTCCGCAGGTGGCAGCGAAAGCACCGGTTATCATCGGTAAGCTGGCATCTACGATTATCACGAATTTGCCGAAGATTATACAGACTGGTGTGAAGATTATCACGCAGCTCGCAGTCGGACTGGTTCAGGGAATCCCGGCGTTACTTGGTAAGATTCCATCCATGATCAGCCAGATCAAAAATGCATTTACCAGTGTAAACTGGGGCAGTGTTGGTATGAATATCATTTCCGGAATTGCAAGTGGTATATCCAGTGCGGTAGGAAGCCTGATTAGCGCGGCAACATTTGCGGCAAGTAGCGCATTAGATGCAATCAAGTCAAAACTTGGTATTCATTCTCCATCGAGAGTATTCCGGGACCAGGTTGGTAAGATGATGGCTCTTGGTATGGGAATCGGATTTGAGAAGAATATTCCGGTCGGATCCATGAATGCCGGAGTACAAAAAGCAGTCCAGAGCCTGCAGAGAAGTGTACAGCTTACGACATCCGTTAATCCAGATAAAACGGTTGGTGGAATAAAGAATAATCCGATCTTTAAGGATCAGGGATTTGATTACGAGAGATTTGAACGTATCCAGAGGAAGATTGCAAAAGAAAATGGTAATAAGCCGGTATTCCTGGATACGAAACGGATAGACAGACCATTACCGAAAGGAGCAGTGCCACAGGTATGATTGTATATTATGAAAATATGAACGGCGAAAAGCTAAATCTTTTGAAAGCTCCTTTTCGTACAACGAAGACTGACTGGTTCGATGCGGACTGGTCAGAATCTTCGGACGGATATGAGAAAACAGTGACGATTGATGTGTTTGGAAAGCGGGAAGAATTTCAGGCGAATATGGAGCAGCTATACCGGATCATTGCAGTTGATGCAGAAAATGATACCTACGGGAAGCTGTACGTGAATGGTGCATATTTAAGATGCAAGGTGTTGAAGTCAGCGAAAGAAGGATGGAAGGGATATGTGTATTCGGAAGTGGAGATCACCTTCCAGGCTCCAGAGCTTGTATGGGTAGTAGAAGCGACAAGACAGTTTTTTCCGCAATTGGAAGAAACGGCAGCATCCGGAATCGACTTTCAGTATGACTATCCGTTTGATTTTGCCGGAGAAAAAAGAGGAATCGCAGCATGGGATGTTGATCACATCATTCCAAGCGAGTACCGGATGATCATTTACGGACCATGTGTAAATCCGAAGATTCTGATCAACGATTATCCTTATGAGTTTTTCGTAACACTTGAAAGCAGGGAATATCTGATCATAGATAGCCAGAGAAGAACGATCCGAAGGTATTTGACGAATGGAACGGTACAAAATTTATTTAATCAGAGAGCACAGAAACAAACTGTTTTCGAGAGAATACCATCCGGGCTTTTAAATATTAACTGGTCCGGGGATTATGGATTTGACCTGACCTTATTTTTGAACAGGAGGGAGCCGCCGTGGTAAAAGATGTCATTCTTGCGGATAGTGATGGAAGAGAACTGGGAGCGATTTTGGACTCAAATATCACAGTGGATACGAATGGCGAGTACGAATTCTCTGTACAGATTGCAAGGTCGAACTGGTATCCGGAGCTGACCTTTTCAAGCTATGTGTATATTACGGATACGGAATACGGAGGCATTATCGGAGAGGTGCTGACAGATACAACGCTGGATTATGTGGAACTGAAGGGAATCACATGGCGGGGAAGACTACAGTATAAGGTGATTGAACCGCCTACCGGATCTGACTACAAAACGATATCCGGCGAACTGAATCAGGTAATGAAAACACTGATCGAGCCGGAGTTTGATGGATTATTCAGAGTTTCATCAGAAGATACGGGTATATCTGTAAAGAATTTCCAATTTGACCGGTACTGTACATTACTGGAAGGTCTTACCAAAATGCTGAAAAGTGTTGGATACCGCCTGCAGATCCGGTTGATCAAAGAACAGGACGAACCATGTTATATTCTGGTTGAAGCAGTTCCGATTACTGATTATTCTGCGCAGATTGAATTGTCACAGGACAGCCGCCTGAATTTCACGATGGATGATAAACAAAATGGCGTAAATCATCTGGTCGTAACCGGAAAAGGGGAAATGCAGGAGAGGAACGTATTTCATCTGTATGTGCAGAAAGATGGAAGCATTGGAAAGACGCAGTATTACAAAGGACTGAATGAGATTTCAGCAGTGTACGAAAATACGAGCACAGAAACAGCAGAGCTGGAGAAAACGTCCATGGAGCAATTGCAGAAGCTGATGAATAAAAAGACATTTCAGATGGATGTTGCAAAGCTTGGCATCGAGGTTGGGATTGGAGATATTGTCGGTGGCAGGGATTACCTGACTGGGATGTATATGTCAAAACCAATCGAAAATATCATTTATGAGATTACGAATGATGTGGAATCAATTACTTATAAACTGGAAGGAGAAGATGAAGAATGAAAATTGTATCTGGAAGAACTGGATCACCACATGTGACTTCGCAGCAGTTCCGGCAGATGCTGGAGGGGATTATCGGGCAGGGGAGTTATATTATAACAAGCGGAGAGAATCTGAAGCCGGAACTTAGCAGTAATAATCTGTTGAAAATCCGAAGTGGGATGATGGCGCATCACGGCTGTATATCTTGCGTGGATATTGGTACTTATGATGAGGTTGCACTGACAAATGGTAGTCAGGGAATGAAAAGGATTGATCTTATTGTAAATCGGTATACCAGAAATGCAGAGACAGAGGTTGAAAACTGCAGTTGGAAGGTGATCCAGGGAAAACCGGTTGCAAGTAATCCGGCAGTGCCGGCATACACTTCGGGAAATTTGCAGAATGGAGATCTTGTGGATGAATGCCCGGCTTTTGAAGTGCATTATGATGGAATCAATGTTACAGAAGTGAAGAGTTTGTTGAGTGTGACGGATGGACTTTCTGGATTAAGTAGCAATTTATTAAATGCAAAAGCAGATTTGGCAAAAGCCAATAATAGTATTGCGGCCATAAACAATAAACTGATTTCTATCGTAGAGCGAGGAACAAAGAACGGATATAACTATATAAAATATTCTAATGGGGATGCAGTTGCATGGCGTAAATACGCATGGAGTACTGACGTTGGTACAAGTTGGTATGGATTATATTTTGTTTCTAGTAAAGCTGTAGATTTTCCATTCACATTCAAGGAAGCACCATTGATTATAGTATCTCCTGGAACTACAAATGAACTATACTGGACGGGAGTCAATGAAGTAAGCACAACTGGATATAAACTTACAGTTTATTCGGTAAAAAAGGGAATGTGTTATTCACAATGTAATATGCTTATAATCGGAAAATGGAAATAATTTAGTTCTTTTTGTACAGAACAAATACATTCGCTAACGCAATACATGTTCCCACTCCGAAATTGTGTCCTTTTATGTAAAGCAAGCCATTACTACTGTTATAATAACAGGACGCGATATTTACCCATACATCCCAATCTCCAACTAGGTCATATCCGATTACTCCAATAGGTGTGTAGCCATTTACTGTAGGCGATTTTAGATAATAATTGAAATCCTTTCCTGCGCCAACGTTTATATTACTCTTTACCGTTACCTGCTTTACAGACAGTAAACTTTTTAAATTATTGCTCATTGTTGTCTCTGCATTTTTTAATTTGCTACTTAATTCAGTACGCCAGTTGATATACTGAAAGCAAAAAGGAGCAATGTATGGAAGCGAAAATAATGGATGTATTGCGAAGAATGCAACCGGTTTTAGATGAAATGCAACTACGTGAGCTGAAAGAAGTGCTACAGATGACATTTACCGGGTGCAGAGTAATCCAGGAAACGGACCTGCAGGTTGTAGACAGGAGCTGGGAAGTGGATCTGGAAGAGTTTCTGATGAGTAAAGCACTGGAAGGAAAAGCATCAAAGACAGTGAAGCAATATCGGTATGAACTGGTTCGGTTACTGACCTATATCAATAAGCCAGTGAAGGACATAGATTCTGGAGATATTTCTGGATTCATGCGGGCTTATAAAATGATCCGCAAGGTAGCAAACCAGACGCTAAAGAACGTCCGGGCGGTGTATAGCAGTTTCTTTGGATGGCTGCGAGATCGTGACCGGATTCGGAGAAATCCGATGGTGCTGGTGGAATCTATCAAAGTAGAAAAGAAGATCCGAAAACCATATACTGATGAAGAACGGGAGCGGATGCTGCGTAAATGCAGCAGTCTCCGGGATAAAGCGTTACTAGAATTCCTATATAGCACAGCGGTCAGAGTATCGGAGCTTGCAGAGATTAACAGGGAAGATATCCGGTATGCGAATAAAGAGCTGATCGTGTATGGAAAAGGAGCGAAAGAAAGGACGGTGTACATCAATGAACGAACCAACATGTATCTGAAAGAATATCTGGAAAGCAGAAAAGACAATGATCCGGCGCTATTTGTCGGAAGCAAGAAACCGAATAGCCGGCTGACGAAAACAGGAATTGAGGATATCATCCGGCGGATCGGAGAGAAGGCGGGCGTAGAAAATGCGCATCCGCATCGATTCCGGAGGACGGCTCTGACAAATGCATTGAACCGCGGAATGCCTCTGCAGGAGGCTATGATATTTGCGGGACACGCAAAGTCAGAGACAACCATGCGATATTGTACAGTGAATCAGGAAGGTGTACGGTATCATCACTTTAAATATTTAAGCGCATAAGTAAATAAACTTATTTATTTACACTCGGCATTGGTCGGGTGTTTTTGTTATGCGCTTTTATATATGTAACTTTATCAACCAGTAAAAGGAGGGATTCTGAACTAAGTAGCAATTTAGTAAATATAAATTCCAAAATAACAACCACGAATGCGAATTTAACCAAAGCTAACACTGTTTTAGAAAACAGAAAACCAATAATCGTTGATTCAACTGCGCAAGGAACAGTAAATTGGGATACCAATAGCTTTTTGAAAGCTGGCATTACATATGCCTTTATCGTTATAGTTTCCTCCAATATCAGCAGTGAAAGCTATAAACAGGAAATCGCTTGTGCATTAAACAATGTAAATATGGGAAATAACGGAAACTATTACAAATTAGTTTCTACTTTTGCAGGAAAATGTAGCAAAGGCGATAAGCTTCATATTACTTCGTACAAAAATGGAGGCTCATGGACTCTTTTTGCGACAAGAGCTATTTTTATACCAGTTAGCTAAAATAAGCCGTTGATGCAATCATTACGAATGAGGCACTATCTGTACCGCTGATATATACTCCACCATTTTTTATGTATATACGTGCTTGTGTTCCAGCAGATCCACCATTATGCATAGCTATCGGAATAAGACACTCGTATGTGTTATAACCATTTGGTGTCATTCCTGACGGGACATTTCCTAGATATTGATCGTTTGCAAATTTTCCATTATCTGAAAATCTTATCGATCCAGCAACAAATACCACGTGACCTATTTTGCGAAATTTTAGCTTTTCTGAAAGATTATTTGCAGTCATATATTTCCAACCAGAATCAGCAGTGTCCGTTTTCAAATTGGTATTTGTAGTTGCTAATTCTGTGCTCAAAGCAGATATTTTTGTATTTGCTTTTGTTAAATTGCTATTTAGTTCAGAATCCCTCTAAAAAGAAGAAAGGGGCAAACAGAAAAATGAAAATCACATTCAATGATGGTCAGGAACTGCAGATCCAGCAGGTCACTGAACAGACGGATGGCGCACTTCTGATCAAGACCATTTCAGCACACGAGGATCAGCTGAAGACTTTATTCTCTGATCAGACAACAACTAAGAGAATGTCTGTGAGCGAACGGGATGCAGATACCGTTGTGTATGAAAACTACACAAAGCTCGATGCAATCGTGAAGTACACGGCCGGCATTCTTGGTGTGTTAATGTACCGGGAAGGAGAAGATCCGGACAGCCGGATAGCAGCTCTGGAGGCAAGACTTAAAGAGGCAGAAGAGAAAAATACAGACCTGCAGTCAAGAGTCGAAAAAGCGGAGGAGAAAAATGAAATGCTCGAAGGATGCATTTTGGAAATGTCTGAAACGGTATATCAGTAAAACGATAATTGTGTTAACCATTTTATTTTTATTCATATTATTACAAATTTCAGGAGGAAAAGAAATGATGGCAATGTTATGGGCACAGCAGATTATGTTAGGAAAGAAAACTTATACACAGGTACCGAGACTTTTAAAGGACAAGGTAAAAGAAATCCTGATTGATTCAGGAGTAGAAAATCTGGTAACGGAAGAATAATGGAAGAATGAGGTATATGAAAGTGGAACAGGCAAACTATATCAAGGCAATTTTTACGGCAGTATTTGCTTTCCTGTCGGCGCTTCTTGGAGTGCTTGCAGTGCCGGTGATCCTGCTAGTGGCATGTAATCTGATTGATTATGCTACCGGACTTATGGCAAGCAAATACAGAGCACAGGATATCAATTCCTATAAAAGTATCAGAGGAATATTCAAAAAGGTATCCATGTGGCTGCTGGTTGTTGTAGGAGCAATTATTGATGAAATGCTTCTATATGCATCAAACTCAATCGGTTGGAAGTCACCGGTCACATTTTTGGTGGCGTGTGTTGTGGCAATGTGGCTAATCTGTAATGAGATTATTTCGATTTTAGAAAATATTCAGGACATGGGAGTGAATATCCCGGCATTTATGCAGCCGCTTGTGAAGCACATCCGATCGCAGGTAGAAGAACAGGTTAAAGTGGATAATGATTCAGAGGGCGAATAGTCGCCCTCTTTTCTTTGAAGGGAGTGAACTTATGGCGTTAAATGGAATCGACATTAGCAGCTGGCAAAGCGGGATCAACCTTGCAGTTGTGCCATGCGATTTTGTAGTGATCAAGGCGACAGAAGGGACCGGTTATGTAAATCCGGATTACGAAAGAGCCTACCGTCAGGCGAAAACAGCAGGGAAATGCCTGGGAATCTACCATTATGCCAACGGTGGGAACATTCAGGCGGAAGCGGATTATTTTCTGGCAAACGTAGGAAATCGTCTCGGAGAAGCAATTTTGATCCTGGACTGGGAAGCAGGAAACAATGCGTCCTTTGGCAGTTGCGACTATGCCTGGTGCAAAGGATGGTTAGATTATGTCTACCAGAAGACCGGTGTGCATCCGATTCTGTATTGTTCACAGTCGATCAGCTACAAATTCGATAACATAGGTAACTATGGCTTGTGGATCGCACAGTATGCGGATAACGATCCAACCGGTTATCAGGATGTTCCTTGGAATGAGGGAGAGTACACCTGTGCGATCCGGCAGTATACATCTTGTGGAAGGCTATCAGGGTATGCCGGCAACCTCGATCTGGATAAATTCTACGGAAGCAAAGAGGATTGGGGCAAGTACGCTGTAAGCGATAAGACGAACGTAGTTGTTCCAGAACAGCCAGAGACGCCAAAACCGGCAACAGCATCTCCGGAAGGATCTATATTAGATCTGGTGTACAAGACCATGCTTGGAGAGTTCGGCAATGGAGAAGACCGAATCTGGAATCTTGGAACTCGCTACGAAGAGATACAGAACTTTATCAATCACATCTGGGTTACGAGTACAGACAATCTGGCACAAGAAGTATTATCCGGCAGATATGGAAATGGAGATGTGCGCAAGACAGTTCTTGGAAGTCGATATAACGATGTACAGGATCAGGTTAATGCCGGAAACGCGCAATACTACACTGTGCAGAGTGGAGATACGCTTTCCGGTATTGCATCCAAGCATGGCACATCCTACCAGAAGGTTGCGCAGCTGAATGGAATCAGCAATCCGAATGTGATCTATGTTGGTCAGAGACTGCGGGTAAAATAATAAATATTGTCTTGTACTAACTAAACTACCCCAAAACCAGTAACAAGAGTCAAATTAATTCCTTCATCCGCAAAATACCCATTTTCAATTGCAACGTATTGCGGGGCATAGAAGATAGAATGGGCGACTTCGTTCAGTGTCACAGAGACAGGAGAAGAATTGGTGTCATGATTGGCTTGGGAAGTGACGGTTTCAGCTTTAGGATTCGTAGCATTATTATCGGCAGGTGCAGAGCTGCAGGCTGATAAAAGGCCGACAGTTATAGCAGAAACAAAAAGTAAGGATATAAAATTTTTTTTCAT